AGAGAAGCAATGGTTCAGGGCAGTGGATAAGGTTAAGGCTACTGATATAGATAAGGAAAAAGCTGCGGCAGTTAGAGTAACATCTAGAAGAGATTCCAATGGTGATTTTACTGGAATGTTCCCCGACGGAGAACTGCTTTGGCATGCTAATGAATCCGGCAATTTTTTATTCGCGCCCAGCGTATCTTTTTATGGATATAAAGATGTCATAGGATCCTCTACTGGGTTTTTGACTACAACCGATTGGTATGAAGAACAGACACAGTCTTTTAGAAGTGAGCTCGATGATATGATTCTCATTCACGAGTTTACTAAAAATAGATTTACTCCCGAATTATCTGAAGATGAACAACAAGTAATAATTAAAAATAATATGTGTCCCGAAAGATGTGAACTGCCCATGGTTATGCAAAGTCCGGGCGGAATAAAGGGTTTACATTATACTATTACCAGCACTGTTGCCGGAATTAAAGGTGCGACTGATTCTGAATTTAAAAAAATAACCGATAATATAAATAAAACATTATTAGTAGATAAATATATTTACGATCATTGGTATACTTCCAGTGATTTAATTTTTCTTGATAATACTATTTCTCTACATAGGCGTCAAGGCGACTTATCTACAGGTAGATTAGGATATAGGATCCAACATAATTTAAGATATATTCAAAAAGTTGAAAGTTTATATTTAAAAGAACCATATAAATCACAATATATAAAAGAAAATAATGAAATGAACAATATTTTAGGATTAAATGATGAAAGATTTCCAGCGTTCAATTCTTATTAAGCAAAAGGGCAATTAAATGATACAAGATAACGGGTGGTATAGACATGAAGATGATGCAGCATTCAGCCAAAAACTTGCTGATGACTTTCCTATTACAGGAAGCACGGCGTTTGATAAGCATAAAAAAATATTAGATAATTTGAATTTATCTAATAAAAGAACAGCATTAGATATTGGGGCATATTATGGCGTCTGGTCAACTGTATTGAGTAATGATTTCAATATAGTTCATGCGTTTGAACCTTCTACATCTAATTGCGAATGTTTTCGCAAAAATACCGAAGATATATCCAATATAGAACTATATAATGTTGCTGTTTCACATCGGTATAATAAAAAAATTGTTCTGTCGGATGGCGAAACCTATGATGTGAACATATTTTTGAAAGATGGAGTACTGTACAAGCAGGGGGAAATTGCTATTATGGAATTAACTGATGAAGCCGACCATAGTTCTTTCAGATTTATCAGAGCCGATATACCAGAAATTGAGTCTAAATTTTCAGCACTAACTGATAGGTCTTCAGATATTCCAATGAAAGAAATTGATGAATACGATTTCGCCGATGTTGATTTAATTAATTTACATACTAATGGTAGCGAATATCTTACTATTATGGGCGCTATTAATACTATACAAACATACAGACCTGTTATAATATATCAACTATACGCAGATCAAATGGGTTATTATAGTCATGATGAATCTACTGTTAATTTTGATTCTGGAATTCGTGAATCGAATGAATCTTTCAATATAAATATGACTACGGTCAATAATTTTTTAACTAGCTTAGGATATACTATTAAAATTGTAAATACTTTTTCAGAGTGGGATATAAAGTATAGGATAGCCGTGCCCGACTAAATCTCATATTTAATATGATTAAAAACTTCACATGTGAATATCCATATAGTATGTTAAACATGAATATGGAAGGGGACTATCAAACTTGTTCCTGGTCTAAGGTATATCCAAAATATCATAATTCATCACCGAATAGTTTCTTTAATAGTTCTTTATTAAAAAATATTCGATCAGATATGGCTAATGGCATATTTTCTTCTGATATACAAGACATGTGTCGTTTTTGTATAAAATTAGAAAACTCTAATGAAACGTCTCCCAGAATTCCTTTTATTAAACCACCTAAAGAAGAATTAATTCATATTAATTTAAATCAAATTGGTAATCAATGCAACCTACAATGCGCTGGTTGCGGCCCCGAGAGATCTTCCAGATATGGTCCAATAATAGATAATTGGAATTATAATATTGATGAGTTCAAAGATATTAAAAAAATTGGGTTCATAGGGGGCGAAGCATTATTAATGAAAAGTGTAAAAGATGCACTATTTAATCTTGATGCAGAATTTGAAATCATAACTAATGCCACTGTTTTTCCCAAATGGTTATATAAAATAACTAAGAAGAAAATTAAATTTATAGTTTCGATAGATGGTGTTGGACAATTAGATGATTATATTCGCCAAGGTTCTAATTTTACTAAAAAACATTCAAATATAAAAAAATATGCGGAATATTTTGATATAGATTTTATATGTACTATGCAGATGATGAATTATAAGTATTTAAATGATATTAAAAATTTCGTGTCTAGTGAATTTGGAAAAACATTAACTGCGGTTAATAGATTGATGATACCTAGCATTTTAGATGCCATAAATTTACCCATTCCATATAAGCTTCAAAATAGTGAAAGCCATCAGTTAACAAAATCTTTTAAACACGCTGTACCAGATTTAAATAAATTTAAATCGGCCATGAGTTTTTTAAAGGTGCGCGATATTCAATATAATAAATCATTATTAGATTTTTTACCAGAATTTGAAGATGAATATAATCAAGCTTTGCCTTCTGAATATCTCTTAGAGGATATGAGCAAAATGACTGAAAATGTTCCGCCCATTATAATGTATAATATATGATATTTGGATGTATTGATAATTACGGGGAGGAAATTTCTTATTGTGGCGGTGTGGGCGTAGCGCATGCCATACCCATTAAAAATGACGCGCTATCGCATGCATTAAAATTAAACTACGATTCTTTCGATACTTCACCAAAGTATGGTAATGAAAACCGAATAAGTGATTTATTACACAATACTCAATCTCGCATTATATCCAAACTCCCTTGCGTTAGTATAGAAGACAATAATTATGGGTATGATAATGTTATCAAATGTTTTGAGAATTCATATAAACATTTAAAAATTACGGATTATTTAATACATTGGCCTATATTTCCCCAAAAATATATTAAATCCACGTGGGAAGGTTTTGAATATTTAAAAAAAAGATATAATATACGAATAGGTGTTTCAAATTTTCATCCAATACACTTAGAAAAAATTTTTGATATATGTCATTATCCCCCTGAAATAAATCAAATCGAAATCAATGTATATTTACAAAATTCAAATTTAGTACAATTTTGTCAAAAGCATAATATCGAAATTATGTCATATTCCTCAATCGCGCGCGGACGGCATAGTGAAATTAGCATTGAAGACATGATAAGGTGGTTGTTATATTTAAATATAAATCCAATAATAAGAAGTAAAAGATTTGAGAGATTATGGAATTTCTTAAATTTTAAGAACGACATGACTGAAAAAGAATATAATTTATATAAACAATATGACATTGGTTATAGATTGATGCCAAACCCTTCTATATATTCGCCCTGGTCATGAGATGTAGTGCGCCATGGGTGGCAATAAGACAAGATGAAAATGGAAGTGTAGTTCCTTGTTCAACATATTTTGATAGATTTAAGAATGTAAAAATTGGTGAAACCCATAAAAATCTTCAAGAATTTTTTGATGGTAAAGAATACTATAATTTTCGTATGCGAATGGTTACCAATGAAGATATTCCTGGATGTATAGAATGTAAAGTTGATGCTAAAAACGGTAATCCTAGTCATAGAGATTATTGGAATGAAAAATATCCTCACGTTGTAACCCCTTCCATAAGAGAATTAGAATTATGTTTAAGTAATAAATGTAATTTTCAATGTATCATGTGTAACAGTCATTTTAGTCAAAATTGGTATGAGGATGATATAGCATTAAATAATATTGGAGTAGATAAAGTTGGACAAATAGCTCCTCAAAAACATTTAACTTCCCCATATGATTTGTTCGATGTAAATCTAGAAAATTTAACATTATTAAGAATCCTTGGAGGAGAGCCACTAATAGAAGATAATTTTTTAAAAGTTTTTAAAGTTTTAGAAGAACAAAAAATTATTCAAAATGTTGAATTGTTTATCAACACAAATAATTCTGTTTTTCCAAATAAAAAATGGCAATATTATTTGCCCAAATTTAAAAAGATTTCTTTAGTATTAAGTATAGATTCTATTGGTAAATTGGGTGAATGGAATAGACGTGGTTTAAATATAAAAGATTTTAAAATTAATTCTGCAAAATGGATGAATTATACAACAAACATTTCTTATAATTCTGTAATTCATAATTTTTCTATTCTAGGTTTAAATGATTTAATCAATTGGATAGACCTTCCAATTCATTACGGTATGGAAGGCGAAAACCACGCATTAGATTTAATATTAAAACCTCATTATTTAAGTATTTTACATTTACCAGATATTACAAAAGAATTAATATCAAATAAATTAGATAAAAAATTAGACAAAGTTTCTGAATTCATGTTTAGTGAAAAAAATAATCCAGAATATACAAATCAATATATAAAATTTTATAAGCATTTTCAAAAATGGGGAATGCCGAAAGAATGTCAAACCATTTACGATAGTGTATGCGAAACATATTAGTAGTAGCAATGCCGGAGGAATATGATAATCCGGATATTTTATTAGGAATCGGCGAAAAAAAATGTAAAGAAAGTTTAAGAAATTATTTACAATCTTTATCGTTGCCTCAACTGTTATTAACACGAATAGTAAATTATGGTTCTTGTGGAACATATGTTTCAGGTCTAAGAGGCTTACATCAAATTACTACATTTAAACATGGAAACAATATTTTAGGTAACAATATAGGATTGACCCTCTTATCTCAAGATAAGTATGTTACAAAAAAAGTTGTTTCTCAAAATGTTTCAAATCCAGATTTAGTAGATTGTGAAGCCTTTTTCTTAAAAGAAATATGTGATGAATTTCTCATAGGTTTTGAATGTTACAAATATATTACCGATGAAGTAGGTAATAATAATATAAAAGATTTATTTAATAATTTAGAAATAGGTAAAAAACTTTTTAAAGAATTTTATGATAGATAAAATATTAGATAAAGGATATTGTAAAGTAGATTATGAAATAGATTTTCCATATGATGAATTTAAAAATAAAATTTTTCACAATAACGAATATTGGAATGTTGAAATGTATGATTGGACGCCGTCAGCTGTAGCAGCTCCGGGTCCGAATTGCCTAAAATGGTGTTTAGATATGTTTAATATGAATATGGAAATTCTTGATGATCCACTTTATAAAGATACAAGAAATTGCAAAGCTTCTATATTAAAATATAATAAAGGTTATATTAGAGAACATACAGATAGAGGAATGTTATCTTTTCTTTATAACATTTATCCAGGAATGTATCTTAAAATAAATGAACAATGGGAAGAGTTAGATTATGGATTGTTTATTTGGCTTGGTGATATAGGAGCAAAACAATTTAATAAACCGGCAATGGAACATAAAGTTGAATGTAAGAATAGCCGTTGGTCTCTTAACTATTTTTCAGTGCCTAGCAATATTGATTATCCATGGATTATTCCGGAGAATAATGAGTAGATATATTATACAAACAATAATAACGTGTTCTGATAAAATATTTAAAAATAAATATGAATTTAAAAATTGGTTTGAAACATCGCTAGTGCCCCAAGACAAGGACCCTTTACGAATATATAATTTTAAACTTATGGAGCAATATGGTCATGAAAACTTTTTCTTAACTTTTGTCCCACCTAATATCGGTATATTAACACACATATATCAAACACAAGAAGAATATTATAATAGTATAAAATTAAGACTAGATCAAAAAAAATTAATGCATAAATACAATATAAGTTATACCGTTTCATATATTATGGAACAGATTATCGATTAATAAAAAATTAATAAGGAAAATAATTATGTTACATGGTTCATTTAATAAGATGCTGCGAGAAACGATCCATGAATCTCAAAAGTGTCAGAGGAATTGGGATTTAAGCAAAGACATTCCTCAGGAAGATAAAGATTTAATTGTTGAGGCCGCAACTAATTCTCCTTCAAAACAAAATCTTAATTATTTTAATCTTCACGTTATTGAAGATCGAGATATGATTGAAAAAATTCATTCACACACAGAAGGTTTTGGACCAATCTATAAAACCTTTGATGCGAACAAATCTCCTCATGAAAGATCTAAAGACGGTCGAGCACACTTCGAAGAAGGTGATGGAGAGGGCGATTGGTATACTAATCCTCAAGTTTTAGGACAAATGCTATTGGCATTTACTAAAAATGAACCTACTCAAGTAAGAGAAGAGGATGATGATTATGAAGAAGATCGTGCAATGGCGATTGGTATTTCAGCCGGCTACGTAAATGTTATAGCAACGCAGATGGGTTATTCCACCGGTTGTTGTAAGTGTATGGATTCTCAATCTGTTAAAGATATTTTAGGAGAGAGCCCTGTACTGTTAATGGGCGTTGGTGTTGCCGATACAAAGAGAGATAGACGAGAACATCACAGCGATCCTTCTTTTACATTTCCATCATTAAAGAGTAATAAGAAAATCAATGTTAATTATGTTTAGAAAATGCCTCTTTGTGATTTGCCATTTAAATCTGTTTTTTTTATAAATCGAAAAAAAGATTTTCCTCTTTTTATGCCCTGTGAGGCCATAACTAAAAATAATGAAAGCCATTGCCCTATTCAAAAAATACCAAACCCCCTTGAATGGCAATCCAATGATTCAAAATTAAATCCGGAACAGATAATTGATTCTTCAAATTATCGAACCCTGCAGGATAATCATCGAAAAGGTGTAAAAGATAAAAGGTGTAAATTTTGTTGGGACCTGGAAAAAACAGGACCACATAGTCCCAGATTAAATCCTGACAAAATTGATAAGGACACTCTCGGATTAATGGTACATTTTTTATTAGATAATAAATGTAATATGGCATGCCGGATGTGTTCTCCAATGGCTTCAAGTTTACTTCAAAAAGATTTTAATTATTTCAAACGTCATGAAAATGTTGATGAAATCACTTCGGTAACCGATGGATTTTTTTCTTCTAGTGATATATTAAGCTCAGTGGAATTACCCCAATGGGATTGGGTGATCAATAATATACACAAAATTGGAGCTCTAAAAGTAACTGGAGGCGAACCCCTTTTTAATAAACAATTTATTAATGCCATGATACCATTAAAAAAAGATGGGTTAAATTTAAATGTAACAACGAATGGGTCTTTATTTACCAATAAAATGTGTGATATTCTTAACGAATTTAAGGGATTATATTTTACAATATCAATTGATTCAATAGGAAAAAATTATGAATATGTGAGATATCCATATAATTTTAAAAAAGTAGAAAAATCAATTGCTAATTTTATCAAAAAATGTTATAATATAAAAGAAATTAAATACAATTGTGTTGTGAGCTCATTAAATATATTTTATATAGATGAATTGATAAAATGGAATAATGATTTATTTAATATATATTTTACTGAAGTATATCCCAATTTTAGAGGCATAGGTATAAAAAGCTTGCCCATATTTTTATTAAAAAAATTATATAATAAAATTCTTAATGTAGAATTTAGTGATCATATGTTATTAAATATGATTCAAAAAGCTATTGATAATAATCAAGAAGATAAACAAAAGATGATTAAAGAAATAAAATTATTTGATTCATCTCGAAATCAGAATTTTCGAGATTATCTTCATCCCAACTTAATATCCTGGTTAGACGGCTAATATGAAAATAGATAATGATCCGGCAACGCCATCTCCAACATTTTGTGCTTTGCCGTGGATGCATATTTCGACTCGACCATCAGGCCATATGAGAGTATGTTGTACTGCAAATGCTTCAGCGGTACAAGATAAAGATTCTACTAATAAAACTATTTCGGAAGCCGGAGTTCTTAAAAGAGATGATGGTAAGCCAGCAAATTTAGCCACAACTAGATTATTAGATGCCTGGAATAATGAATATATGAAAGGTGTCAGAAGAATGATGTTGCGAGGTGAAAAACCACCATCTTGTTTAAAATGTTTTAAGGAAGAAGATGCTGGTCACAGAAGCAAAAGGCAATGGGAAACCGCGAAGTGGGTTAATGAACTTGGCCTCGATGAGATTATTGGCGAAACTGAAACCGACGGCGCTATACCACCAAAAATAAGGTACATTGATCTTCGCCTCGGCAATAAGTGTCAGCTCGCATGTGTTATGTGTAGCCCTCATGATAGTAGCAAATGGATAAAAGAATATAAAGAAATTTGGCCTACTCTAGAAAATAAAAGACTCAAGTCTAGTATGGAGTGGGAAAAAGAATCTGGAAAATTAGCATGGTCAGGTGGAAGTTATGCATGGCATAAAAAGAATCCGGAATTTTGGAAAGACTTTTACGAACAAGTCCCTACATTAAGGCAGTTATATTGGGCTGGTGGTGAATCACTTATAATGAATGAACATTATGAAGTTCTTGAAAAAATTATTGAAATGGGTTATGCTAAAAATATTGAGTTGAGGTATAATTCAAATGGTATAGAATGGGAACCTAATTTATTTGATCTTTGGAAAGAATTTAAAAATGTTATTATGCATTTTAGTATAGATGCATATGGTGAACAAAATTATTTTATTCGTTACCCGGCAAATTGGAAAAGAGTTGTAAATCAATTACATAAAATGGATGATTATCCTTATGATAATTTAAGACTTACAACTGCAACATGTATTACAGCACTAAATATTTTTTACTTACCCGAATTTATAACTTGGAAATTAGAAGAAGATTGGAAGATATTAAATAAATTTCCTGCTGGTGCTGGTATGATAGATTTGCATCTTGCATATTGGCCACCACAATTAAATTGTAAAGTATTACCCGATTGGTTTAAAAAGGAAACAACATTAAAATATAAAGATTTTGGAGAATGGTTAAAAGATAATTGGCGCAAATGTAATGGTGTTGAAAATTTAACATGGGATGAATGGAAAATACTTCCTTACGGAATAAAAAGATTGGAAGGCCTAACTTCTTTTATGAATTCGGAAGATTGGTCCGAAAGATTACCAGAAACAGTTGAATGGTGTTATAAAGTATCGGATAAAAGAAATTTAGATTTTAATAAAATTTTTCCAGACTTAGAATGGTTAGAATGGTATAATAAATTATGAAATTAACATATTTAAATAAAACTGTTGTAATTAATATTCCATCAACCACAAAACGATTAAAGCAACATATTTTAGATGATTTTTTTGATTCATATAAAGATGCAGATAAAGAACCATATGAAAATGAAGAATTTTTATTTAAATTGGGTTCGTTTGAAGGTTCTTCAGATATAGAAGAAATTCCTGTTAATGTTATAGGACAATGGATGTCTGGCGGGGCAGATAGTTCTTTATTGGCTTATCTATTATGTAAAAAAATACGTGATGAAAAATTAGATATTAAATTTCAACCTATATCTGTTCGTAGAGGTCGGCCTAATAATCCTATATATGCCGGCAATGTAATAGATTTTATAGAGGAAGATTTGGGAGTTGATTTCATTTTACCCCACGAAGTTTATTATCCACCATTGGATGATGAATATATGAGAGAAATAAAAATATTTTGGGAGCGGGATGATTATAATTTTCGTCATCGCAAATTTGAAATATTATATTCAGGAATCACTTCAAATCCACCAACGGATGATTCAACGATACCCAAGAACAAAGAACGTGTTAGGGATGATAATGGAGTTGATAAAATTGTTGAACAACGAAATGGATATAGACACTATATAAATCCATTTATAAATGTTAATAAAAAATGGGAAGCAGAAGCATATAAAGATAAAGAATTATTAGATTCTTTATTTCCGCTAACATATAGTTGTGAAGGGAATGCAGAAGACACGAAATATCATACTCAACATTGTAAAAAGTGTTGGTGGTGTCAGGAACGATATTGGGCATTTGGTAGATATGTATAGTATAGAAGATAAATCAAATCGTTATCAGATAATATGGGATCTCGGTAGAAGATGTTCATATGCATGTACTTATTGCCCTCCCCATAGAAATAATAAAACATCTGCTTTTGTAGATTATAAAACTTTATGTAAATCTATGGATGGAGTAGCTGAATATGCATTACTTTATGATTCATTCAGAAAAAAACCGGCTAAGAAAAAATTAAGTTTTACCGGAGGAGAACCGACCGTTCATCCTAATTTTTTTAACTTTTTGAAATATGTTAAAAATGAATATCCGGATTTCAGTAGAGGTCTTACCACAAATGGGTGGTTTAATGATAAGGTCACAGATAAAGTTATATCATTGACCACGGGCGGAACCCTGTCTTATCATTGCGAATCAACGAAGAAACAAAAAGAAACTTGTATATCAAATGCAATATCTTTAAGATCAAAGTATAAAGTTAATGTAATGTTTCATAAGGATTATTTTAAAGAATGTATAGATGTTTGTGAAAAGTTAGAAAAAAACGAAGTAGATTATGTTCCTAGAATTATAGGTGATGAAGAAAATGATGAAAAGGCTATTGAATTAGGATATGCTCATCGTTATAATCGGGAACAGATGAAATGGTTTCGGAACTATTGGAAACAGAAAGGACAAAATGTTACCGAAAAAGGAAACAGTCAAACCGGGCTTGGTCGACCTTGCTGCGGGGGTAGATGTTTCAAAGCTGATGGAGTGGATACTTATTTTCTTCCTAGCACTAATTTTGTGGGTTGGAATTGTATGGTCAATTGGTATTTTCTTTTTCTAAATTCTGAAGCTGATAGAGTTTGGACTCACCAAACATGCGGGGTTAATTTAGATGGAGAAGTTGCACCATTAGGTAAGATTTCAGAATTTGATAAAATCATTGATAGTTTAGAACATGAATTATATGTGCATAAAACTGTACCTATGATAACATGTCCTAAGACTTTCTGTGGATGTGGTATGTGTGTTACAAAATCAAAAGAAGATATTGGCCCAATGTTTACAAAGCATGTGGTTAATGATCTTACATATAATGTTGTTTCTCAAAAAGAAAGTAATTGGGATATTGATATAACAACGAAAAAAGTTTTTGAAGAACTCGATGCAATTTGATATAAACATTATAGAAATAGAATTATCTTCTCTTTGTAATGCAAAATGTTCCGGATGTATGAGAACTATTCTTGATGAACGTGGGGAATATTATTTAAAAGATAATTTAAATATTTCAGAGATTCAGGATTGGTTTGATAAAATGGATTTAACTAAAACCAAAATAAAAATGTGTGGAGTTTTAGGTGATCCTATAATAAATCCAGATTTAGTTGAAATTATATTTTATTTTCTTTTTGAAAAGAAAGTTCGAGATATTGAAATGTCTACAAACGGTGGAACCAGACATTTAGATTTTTGGAAACATCTTGGATTATTATCTAAAAATTCTGATAAAAGATTTTATATTCATTGGGCAATTGACGGAGCTACTAGAAATGATTATCGTGAAAATGTTAGTTTGGAAAAGGTTTGGGAAAATGTAAATGTATATAATGAAGCAGGTGGCCATTCTATTTGGCAATATATTATTTTTGATTATAATGAACATGAAATTGATTTAGCAAGACAAATGGCTAAAGAGAAAGGAATGAAATTTGCTACTAGAAAAAGTTGGAGAAATAATTCTAAATTTGCTAAAATAAAATCGAGAGCGGCAAAGGAAATAGATTCTGAAACATATGAGGATGTTGAAAAAAGAGCTAGAGAAAAAAATTATGAAGTAGCTAGAATCGCTTGTCGCCATAAAATAAAAGGTGAAATATTTATTGGAGTAAATAGAAGATTATGGCCGTGTTGTCATTTGTATGATGAGCAAGTTGCTAATAAAACTAAAGATATAGAAAATTTATTTACTAATATAGGTCATAATTTTAATAATTTAAAAAAACATTCTATAGAAGAAATTTTAGAAAGCGAATGGTATAAAACAACATTAAAAGAAAGTTGGAATAATATGCACCCTCTTCATATCCCCAGATGTTATCTTACTTGTGGAGATGATGGAAAGCGAGCGGTTATAAAAAATGTGGAATAATAAAACAATCGAATGGATTGATGTAGAGTTAACCAGCTTTTGTAATATAGCTTGTCCTGGATGTCTTAGACAAGAAAAGAAAGAACAAGTTGAATCTATTTTAAATAAAAATATTATCGAGTTTGAAGATATTAAAAGATGGATTACCTTTAAAGAATTTCCTAATCTTAAATTATTAAATTTTTGTGGGTCTGTAGATGAGCCCACCCTTCATCCCGATATATTAGATATTGTAAAACATTTTAAATCTTTTACGGATATTAATATTGCTACTAATGGTTCTACTAAAACAAAAGAATTTTGGAAAGAGTTGGGGGAATCAAAAATATCAGTATTTTTCGGAATAGATGGAACAGATCAAGAATCATTAGAAAAATATCGAGTTGGTTCTAATTTTAAAAAACTTCGAGAAAATTGGAGGACATTTATAAAAGCGGGTGGAAATGCAACTTGGCAATTTATAGTGTTCGAATATAATCAACATTTACTTGAACAAGCAGAACAGATGTCTAAAGATGAAGGATTTAAAAATTTTAGAACGATTTGGTCACATAGAGAAGGAAGCGGAGAAGTAAAAAAAGAAGTAGAAGAGGAAAAAGAAATTCAATGTAAATATGGCAATCAAAAAAGATTATTCATAAATCATACCGGTGCAGTGTTACCTTGTTGTTATTTAAATTCCGAAGCTTTAGAAATAGCCGCTACTAAAAAAGGGAAAACAAAATTTGGAAAAATATGGACAGATTCCGGAGGAGTTTTTGCAAATAATTTAAAATATAATACCATATCTGAAGTTATAGATGGTGAAATGTTTGATCTTATACAAGAATCTTGGTTAGGGTCTTTACCAGTAGAAAAATGTTGGAATACTTGTAAGATTAAAAAAAGAGATATTTTTATAGATAAGGGGATATGATATGAAACAATGTTTTTATGCAATGGGCGGAATTAATTATAAAAACGGAACAGTTTCTTGCTGTCCAAGGCAGTCAGATCAATTAGTTTTCCAAAAAGATACTTTTTTACCTTCGGAAATTTATAATCATGAAAATTTTAAAGAGTTGAGAAGAAAACTTCATAATGATGAATGGCCTAAAGGATGCGATACTTGCGAATCAATGGAAGCAGTTGGTGTCCCTTCTATGAGAATGGATTTTACTTTAGAAAAGAATGGCAGTTTTTATAAGGACCAGGGAAAACCCCCCAAAGGCGCTAACATATATACTGTTCAATTTTATGAAAAATTTCATAAAGAACATTGCCCGGATGAACATCTTTTAATAAAATGTTATGATCCAAAAACTCATTATGTGAGAAATGAAGGGTTGAGGCACATAGAACTTAGATTTAGTAATGCTTGTAATTTTGCTTGTATACATTGTTCTAAAGTATTTTCTTCTGGGTGGTCAAAGAAGCTTCAAAATTTTATACCGGATGAAGAAACACACCTATACGATTTAAAACAACTATTAGGAACTGAGCATAGACATGATGATAATGATGATTATGAAATGTCTCTGACTGTCCAACAAGCTTTGCAAATTGTTGATGATTTGAATGAAAATTTTCCTTATCTAGAACATATTAATTTTGCAGGTGGAGAACTTTTATATCAAAAACAATTTTTACCAGTATTAAAAAAGTTAGCCGATCATCCTAATGCTTCTAATATACATCTTAGTTTCCATTCTAATTTTAATTCTGATTTTGATGTTATTAAATTATCTGAATTATTATTACCATTTAATACCTCCACCATTACAATATCGGTTGATGCCGGCAGGACATTTTATTCTTATTTTAGGAATGGTGGAACATGGGATCAATTAGAAAAAAATATTAAAAAATTTAGAGAATATAATGATTATACCTGGTTGGATATTACATGTACAACATCAATATATCAAATGCTGGACATTTATGATGTATTTGAATCTTTTATAAGTTTGCAAGCATCTGTGAATATATCCATAGTGCAATCCCCAAAATATTTAGACCCTTCATTGATATTATTAGATTTTGAAAAAGAAACAATGAAAGATATAGAAAAAACGGAGAGGTTAATTAAATCACATTTCGATAAAAATATAGAAACAGTTTCCGAAAAAACTGGGCACATGTATTGGGTAAAGCATGAACAGACTCTGGAAAAACTACATCGCATAGTTAAATATATTAAAAGTTTTAAACCCAAATATCATGATTATAATAGATTTTTAATTTATAGAAAAAAATCCGATATAATATGGGATCAAAATTTCAATGACTATTTTCAAAATTATCAAATAGATGAACATAATGAATTGGTTCGCGTAAAATGAAACATTTTTGCATGGCGCCCTTTACCCATATACAATTGAATCCGTCCGGTGAAATAAATCCATGTTGCATTTTTGATAAAAGAATTTATCCAAAATATGATAGTTTAGAAATAGCTTTTAATGGTCCAGAAAATTCGGAACTTAGAAATAAGATGTTGAATGATGAATGGATTGAGGGTTGCGATAAATGTTATAGGGATGACGAAATAGGCAAACCTAGTTATCGCAAAAATTTCAATAGCAAATATAATAAAAAATATATTCAAAACCCAAAAATAAAAGAATTAGAATTTTCTGCTTCCAATCTATGTAATTTTAAATGTATGGGTTGCAATTCCAAATTTAGTTCGGCAATTGGTGGAAAATTGTATAAAAATTTGCTGCCGGATATAGATTTAAGTGAGTTAGAAGATTTGAAAATTCTTGGTGGTGAGCCATTTATGGATCCACTGTATTTAGAATTGTTTAATACTCTTAAAATTGAAAATATTAATTTAATGATTGTTACAAATAATTCTATTTTCCCAAATGAAAAATGGAGGGAATATCTTTCCAGATTTAAGAGTTTGAACTATAATGTTAGTATTGACGGGATAAGTGATGTAGCAGAATTCGTTAGATATGGAACCAAATGGTCTCGATTTGAAAAAAACTTTGATAAACAATTGAAACATTTTTTCGTAATACCTCATTACGTTTTTCACACCCTTAATAGTACAGATTTAACTGACACGATTAAGTGGTTAGAATCAAAAGGTATAACTAATAATACTATATCATATGATTTTTTAGACGCGCCGGAATGGTTAAATGCATCTTATTTACCTTCTAACGTAAAAGATATTATAATAAATAATAATAATAATTTTTTACAGAAAGAAATAATAAATTTCTTAAAGACTAATATATTCGATAAAAATTATTGCATTGAATTAATTAACTGGATGAATAAAAGGGATAGCCTTCCAAATAAATGTGAAGAAATATATTACGAGGTCTCCAAATGCTTAAAGTATTAACAAATAATGGTTTAAAATTTTGTAATAATCAAACCATTAAAAATAGAACTAATTTTAAAGGTTGGCATTGTAAGCAGACGAATTATATTATTGATGCTGGATGGTGGGAAGTAGGCACTGCGGTATGTAGAACACCTTATCCAGTTTCAATAGATGAATATACGGAACCTAAAACAATAGTATGCCCTAATGAAAATTGTTTTTGCGGTACTGATATATCAATGCCCAAAGGTCGAACCGAAGATCATTTATTAATGATAGATAATCTGAAAATGAAAGGAAAGTTAGAACTCGATGATAAAATTTACGCTATTACGAGCGATGGTGGTGTTGCCGTTGATTATTATACTGATCGCAAGTGTAATTTTAGTTGCACTTATTGCGACCCTCGTAGCCACAATTATGAAGGCGCCTGGACATCTTTGGAAAGAATGCAAGAAGCCTGGACCAAAGTTAATCCCTTAAACGTTAAAAAGATAACTATTTCAGGGGGAGAACCAACTTTTATTCCGCATTATATAGATTTTGTAAAATGGTTAAAAGAAAAAGAACCCGATGCAATAATATGGACATTAACTAATGGATCAAAATCAACTTCATATTTACATAAATTAAATGAATTATCTCATATAAATTTTTCAATACATCCTGAATTTATTAATGATAGATATATTAATAAGCTAGAACGATTTTGTGAAGAAGTGAAATTACCTTGTAAAATTAAAATTATGTATCTACCAAAATATGAAGAATTAATAATGCAGGTGTATACAAGGTTTAAAGAAAAATTTAAAAAAGTTTATGCTATGACAGTTCCTTTATGGGATATGAACAATAATATGAAATTAATGAATTACACAGACGAGCAATTTAAATTTATTCATGCGACACAATGAAGAAGACTTTACAAAAATACCATGGAAAGACATTGAAGCTCTCGGTACTAAAACGATGTTGTATCGAGACACGTTTACAATATCTTGGCTGTTAGGAAGATTTTGTAATTATAAATGTTCCTATTGTTGGCCATATGCTAGATCAGATATAAAAGATCATAGACCAACTGAACTTTGTATTAAGACAATTGATAGCATAAAAAAGCAAGCAAGAAAACAAGGATTTAATTCTTTCAATTGGTCTTTATCAGGAGGAGAGCCGACCTTTCATCCTGGCTATTTGGATATATTACAACACCTTGCAGATGATGAAAGTAATTGTAATCGCCAGCGTATACATATGACTTCGAATTGTTCTCGTAAAATAAAATGGTTTGAAACATATCTTAAATATGCGAAAAGATTTAATAAAGCTTCAATCACGGCATCCGCACATTTTGAAGCTTTAAATACACAAGATAAGATATCAAATTTTGCAGATAAGTTAGTTTTTCTTCAAGATAATGGAATCAGAATAACAATTAACATGGTGATGGTTCCGGAAAGATTTTGGGAATTAACAGAACATGTTTTATATTTTAAAGAACGTGGTATACATACAACACTAAAACCACAATCAAATCCGACAGCAACAAAAATTGTAGAAGGATATACTCAAGGACAGTTAGATATTTTACATAATGATTCTAGACCAACAGAACGTGAAATAGATTTAGTAGATTCAAAAGGAAATATATATGAAGTGGATCAAGCTGAAAGGTTTAATGCGTTTAATTTTAATGAATTCAAAGGCTGGATCTGTTCGTCGGGCTATCGTAGTATTATTATACGCGAGCCTTGTGGGAGCATTAAACGGTCATATTCTTGCTCTGATGTACCTCTAGGAAATATTGAAACCGGATTTAAATTATTTGATAAGCTCATGCCTTGCATAACTGATAATTGTGTAAGTTCTGCAGATAGTAAAATTCCAAAAAGAAAACCTGAAAATAAATTTCCTCTATGGAAAAATTAAAAAATTTTTGCGCTCTCCCTTTTACACAATTTACTGTTTCTTCATTTAATGAATATCAATTATGCTGTGATAATTTGGGTGAATCTAAAATGTTTAGTAATGAAAATTCTATTTTAGAGTATTTTAATTCTGATTATATAAATGATAAAAGAAAAGCTTTTTTAGAAGATAAAAGATTAGATATATGTCAATCCTGTTGGAAACGAGAAGATCGCGGGTTGAATTCCAGAAGAAAAGAAAGCTTAAAAAATGATTATGTGAAGCAGGTAGAAAAATTTAAACAAGATAAAAAATTAATTCCTAATAATCCAATATTTAAAATCAAATTTGGAAATTTATGTAATCTCAAATGCTTGATGTGTGGACCACAATCTTCGTCCGCCTGGGCGCAACATAAAGAGAAATATAATGAAGGAGAATGGCCAATATATGAAAATACTTTTAGTAAGAAAACATATGAAGATTTAAAAGAGATTTTACCATCTGTAACAAGGATAATTGTTTCGGGCGGCGAGCCATTAATGGACGATAGATATTATGATTTTTTAGAATGGCTTATTGGTCATAAATTTTCGAAAAAAATAAAAATATCTACTCTTACTAATGCTACAAAAATTCCCAAACATTTATTTCAATATAAAAAAGCATTTAAAAAATTACATTTTAATATCTCTATAGATGGGATTGATAAAAAAGAAGAATATATTAGAACCGGAACTGTTTGGGGAAAAAAGATTGAGAACATTAAAAAATTACAATCAAAATATCCTATAGGATTTGAGGTTACAGTTCAAACATTAAATGTTGGTTACTTAGATGAGATTCAAATTTATTTAAAAGAGAATTTTAATATAAGGTCACCATTATCAAATATATTAATCACTCCCAGTTATTTGGCAATAGATTGTTTGCCTAATATGGTGAAAAAGATATATCAAGGTAAAAATCAAAGATATATTTCTGAAGATATAATAAATTTATTAAAATTAAATGTTCCAGTTGATAATAATCTTTTTATAAAAGGAATAAATTTTCTTAAATTATGTGATAAAAGAAATAAAACTAATTTACTTAATGAGTGGCCAGAGTTTGAAAGTTTTTATTAAATGTATATTTCAGATCAAATAAAACATATTCATTTAGAACCAACACAAAGATGTCAAGCACAATGTCCGATGTGTGACAGGACAAATAATCGACATATGAAAAATGCTGAATTATCTTTAAATAATTTCATGAGTATGGTTGATATAGATTTTATTCATCAATTAAATTCTTTATTGATGTGTGGTAATCATGGAGATCCAATTGTGTCTAATGATACGCTTTCTATTTTTAGATATCTTAGAGTTAATAATCCTAAAATGTATCTTCATATGACTACAAATGCTGGAGCCAGAGATGATGATTGGTGGAAAGAATTAGTTTTAATATTAGGATCTAGAGGAAAGGTTACTTTTAGTGTAGATGGATTAGAAGATACAAATCATTTATATCGAGTTAATGTAAATTGGAAAAAAGTAGAACATGCCATGGATGTATTCACTCAAGCTGGAGGTAAAGGTATTTGGGTATATTTGATTTTCGAACATAATGAACATCAAGTCGAAGAAGCAGAAAGAATGGCTAAATTATTCGGACTCGAATTTGTAAGAAAAAAAACTGGTAGGTGGGTACAAAGCTATAAAGGTAAGAAAGTTGATAAAAAGATAACCACTAAGGGGAATGAAATTAAGCCACCAACTAATCCAGAAAATCAGAATAAGAGCGTTAACAGCTATGATAAATTGATTAAGAGTCATGGTTCCTTTCAAGAGTATTTAGATCAAACAAAAATCACATGTAAGTCATTAGATAATAATGAAATATATATTAGTGCTGAAGGTTTAGTAACACCTTGTTGTTGGACAGCGGGTAGATTTTATAAAGCATATCAAGAAATAGGTGAAAATCAAATATGGTCATATTTCGATGATTTAAAAGACATTAATGCACTTCACACACCTCTTCGATATATTATTGAGGGTGGATTTTTCAAAAAATTGCAAAAAAGTTGGAATCTACCTTCTTGTGCAGATGGAAAATCTATAGTATGTGCTGAAAAGTGCGGCGGTGGATTTGACGCATTTGGAGATCAATGGAAGTGACTAATTTTTATTGTTTAAAATGGGGGACCAAATATAATAGATTATACGTTAATAGACTTTTCAAGAGTCTTAAAAAACATTATAATAATCCTTTTAATTTTACATGTCTTACGGATAATTCAACTGGCATAGATCCAGATATAAAAATAGAAAGTATTCCGGATGACTTTTCCGAATTTCCAAGGACTCAAATATTTACATCTGAAAAGATGTGTTATTTTAATAGATATAAACATATTCCGGGCCCTAAAGCTTGGTTTGATTTAGATATTTTAATACAGAATAATATAACTGATCTTGTTAATCAAAAGAAAAATAAAGTAACATATATTTGGAATTATTGGAGAAATGATGAAGCAGCTAAAACTAATTATGGTTGGATGACAACTCCGATTAATTCTTCTTTTGTTGCTTGGCAAGATGATGTAGGTTTTAGTATGTATGAAAGATTAGTTAAAAATAAAGAAAAAGCTTTTTTTACATATCCTTCATATGACAAATATTTGTTTTATCAAGAACATAGAAAAAATAATTTAGATTTTTGGTTGCCGGGAAATGTATATAATTATAATATAGGTTGTAAATATCCAGATGATTTAAATCCAACAGAATATAGATCTGATTATAAGATATGTCTTTTTAATACTTCTCATAAAAAATGGGCAAAACTTAATGAAACTCATGTAGAGTTACATGAAGCAAAAGGTTGGGCCCATGACATGTGGAACAGTTATGATAGAATTTGATAAATTTGCAGCTTCTATTTCAAAATTTGGAACGCAAAACGCATATGATATTTTGTGGTATAGCACCCCAGAAAATAGACGACATAATTTAGGTTCGGCTAATAATCGATATAATATTATTTTAAATGATAAAATTCATTCCTTAATTACTGAATTTTTTGATGAAAATGATATTAATATTGTTGCTTGCTGGTATATGAATTATCATGTTGACAAAATAGAAAAATTAGGTTATAATTTATCATATTATGATTCTGATCCTTATGTATGTGAAGATTGTGACTTTATAAGTAGCAATATTCATTGTACAGATGTTATATTTGATAATGTACAATTTAAAGGTCCTATTGTACATAAATTTTGTGAAGATACCTATCCTATCGGTAAAGTACATAAAGGAAAATTTATATTGGCCGGAAGTAATAAAAAAAGATTACACATATGTAATCCTATTGAATCTACCCAACAATTGATAGAACAAAATGAAATTAAATCGGTTTTTTATGAAGAAGAATATAATTTTCAAAGAGTTAAATATTCAATAGTAGCAGGATGTTCATAAAAGATTTTAAAAAAGCGGAAATTGATTTAAATATTCTCCAAAGAGATAGACGAGCGGCTAATATTGAATGGCAACGTTGTGTAGGTTTATGGGAAAAAACTTCTGGACAATGGGACAAGGAAGAAGCGAGACGTGCAGCTGAAAAACGCCGGAATGTGGTTGAATGGGAAAGAACTAAAGGTGAATGGGAAAGAACTTTGGGACAATTTGAAAAAGATGAAGTAAATTATAATAATACTATGGAATGGTCTCCATATATGAAAGTTAAAAGATTTTTAGATGAATCTTATCCAGAATATGCTTCAGATCTTTTAGATTCTATTACAGATGGACAATATGAGTCTAAAAAATGGATGTGTCAGATTTTAAGACCTGAAAACTTCGGAAGCAAAGATCCCTTTAAAATAGAAATTGTTGGTTCTTGGTTTGGTTGGCCTTTGATAGAAATGTTAGAAGGAGTTGTTGAAAAAATTGAACAAATTGATTTATACGACCCAGATGAAGTTTGCCAGGAAGTAGTTCAAAAATATAAGTATTATTTTAAACCTTCTTATAATTTAAATCAATTCGGTGACTACTTTGAAAGAAACGATAAAAGAATTCGACATATGATAATATGTACTTCATGTGAACATATGCCTGATATTGGTGAAATGAAAAAATATTATAAAGAAACTCCTAAACCGATTTTTGTTTTACAAAGCAACGATTATGTTGATTTACCAGAACATGAAAATTGTGTTGAGAGTTCATCCGAATTAGCAGAAAAAAATCAAATTACAGATATCATGTATCAAGGTGAAAAAGATTTTGGTAATTATAAACGATTTATGGTTATAGGCAGATGGTAGAAAGTTTTAGAAATTCTCCATATTATAAGGTTCAAAGATTTATAAAAAATAATTATTCTGAATATGAAAAAAGTTTTGATGATTCTATATCTGATGATCAATATGAATCTAAAAAATGGATGTGTGATATTTTAAATGATTTAAAAATAACTTCTCCAGATAATATTAAAAAATATACAAAAGATTCTTCTGAAAGTATCAGATTTCCTCATGGTCATCCGGATTGGGATTATCCTCTTTTAATAGAAATAATTGGATCTTGGTTTGGTTGGCCCTTGATAGAATTAGTTGACAGCTTTACTAAAGGAAGAATAACACAAATTGATTTATATGATCCAGACGAAGTTTGTCAAAAAGTAATGGCTCAATATAAAAATTTATTTAATCCAAAATATAAAGTAATTCAACATGATGATTATTTTGAAAGAAAAGAACTTAGAAGAAGACATTTAATTATTTGTACATCTTGTGAGCACATGCAAAATTTTACAAATCAATTTTCTTTTAAGGGAAATCCTTTTGTTTGTTTACAATCTAATGATTATATTGATTTAACGGATCATATAAATTGTGTAAAGGATGTTGAAGAGTTAACTGAAAAAAATCAAATAAAAAATATATGGTATAAAGGTGAAAAAGATTTTGGTAATTATAAACGATTTATGGTTATAGGCCAATGGCAATGAATTTTATACGAAGAGCTGTTGCATGCATATGTGTAGGAGACAAATATACTATAAAAGATATACAACGTTTAGAAAAAATGGTATTTAAAAATACCACTTATAATATAAATTTTCGTGTATTTGATGAACCAATTCTTCCTAAATGGTGGACTAAAGTTTTATATCATTCACCAATAATAGAACAGTTTACAGAAGATGTTGTTTTAGCATTTGATTTAGATATTATAATAAAAGGTAATATAGATAGTTTATTTGATTGGGTGGAAAAACAAAATTATTTATGTGCTCCGTGGGCGCGCTGGAGGGAACATATGGATGATTTCGAAGATCAAAGAAATAGGGATATATTATGTACTCCATATAATTCTTCAATATTAGGATGGAGACCAGATACGAGTTTAAAAATTTGGGAAGGATTTGAATTTGAAGATATAGAAAAATATGGTGGCTTTGATACTTATCTTTGGATGAAAAGATTAGACCCTATTCGCATACCTGATCATTTTTATTATTCGGCTCATTTTTCTAATTACGAAGAATTAGATTATCCCATAGTTCTTTTTAATAAGGGCCAATCAACCGGAATATCTGAAAAAGAGGATATTTCTGTGAGAGTTCCATGGGTTAATAAATACAGATGATACTGTTGACATATCTAGATAACAGTTAAGACATCGGTGCGATTCCGATCAGCTCCACCAAAGAAAGTTATGGAAAAGAAAGTAATTATGACTTTCGTTGATGGGGCTGAAATAGATTTCGATTGATTGTGAGGTAAGATAAAGAGGTATTCGGTAGAGGCACCACCGTAACGGTCCATCAATCTAATCGCAAACAATAACGATTATACTGCATACTCTTACGCACTCGCTGCGTAGACTATAGCCGAGTTGTGGCCGTCACTTGGGAACAGAAGCACGGTCAGCCACACAATTTGAAAAGGAAAATTATGGATAGTCAAAGAATGAAGGATTGGACAGTTTTAACATTGGCCTTAGGTCTAATGGGCTTATTGCTTGTTATTACCGTAGGCGATTTTTATGTGGCACTACATGAAAAACGACCAGTAGATGAATCTGTAATAAATCTTTTGAGCATGGCAGTTACGGGCATCGTCGGTATCGTTGCAGGCTATGTAACAGGCAAAAGTAGCAGTAAGGAAAATAATGGCGGAATATAAAAATAATAACCCATGTGAGTTTATTTACCACATAACAGCAGTAGAGAAAGTTGTAGATGGAGATACTATTGATGCAGTTATTGATTTGGGGTTCGATGTTAGGTATTGTGGACGAATCCGTTTGTTGGGAATCGATACACCAGAATCAAGAACTCGTGATTTGGCAGAAAAGTTTTATGGAAAGCTCTCCTCGACCGCCCTTAAGTCGTGGGTACATTGGGCAGTTATGTCGGACAGGGATGATATTGAAATTCAATTACGATGCCCAGAAAAAGACAGTAGAGGTAAATTCGGAAGAATTCTCGGAGAACTCTGGATCAATTGTACTGCCGACGGCGATGAATGGAACGGTTGGACCAATGTAAACAAATGGATGTGTGAAGCTGGATATGCTGTTGGATATCATGGTGGAAGTAAAGAGGAAATTGAAGCAGAACACATGACAAATAGAAAACTTCTCGAAGAACGAGATGGAGTTAAATATCTGAAGCATAGCTAACATTCGACTAGCACTAAAATAATAAAAAACATTCCTATCATAATACCCCTCACAATAAACAATTGTTAAAAAATTCTTGACATTGTGCCTATAATATTATATAATATAATAATAAATTAAACAAAGGAGAAAATGGAAGTACGTAGAAAATGCGATCCAGAGATGGGTCGAAAAGTGAATGAGCATTTACTTTCTTTAGGATTAGAAACACCCATGTCACGAGTTCGAGATGAATTTAATTCTGAAGAAGCTATTGAAAAGATTCAAAACAATGTTAAAAATATTATGTTTGAATTAGGTTTGGATCTTAAAGATGATTCTTTACGAGATACTCCAGAAAGAGTTGCTCAAATGTATGTTAATGAAATTTTTTGGGGTTTAGATTATGACAGGTTTCCAAAATGTACAAAAATTAAAAATTCAATGAATTATAGGGGTTCTTTTGTTCTTGAAAGAAATATAAATGTTCAATCATATTGTGAACATCATTTTATTGTTATTGATGGAGTAGCATCTGTAGCATATATTCCCAATGATTATGTTTTAGGCCTTTCAAAATTAAATCGAATAGTTCAATTCTTTTCCAAAAGACCTCAAGTTCAAGAAAGATTAACAGAACAAGTGCGAGCAACAATTGCATTTGTTGCTAAAACAGAAGATGTCGCTGTTCAAATTGATGGATTACATTTTTGTGTTAAATCTCGAGGCATACAAGATCTTCGATCTTCAACAGCCACATTTTCAGCATCGGGACAATTCGAAGACGGCGAATGCCGCAGAGAATTTTTAGCTGGATGTAGATCATTAATGAGTTAATATGACATATATTTCACATGAAATTCCCAGATGTTTAATAGATGAACATCAAGATTTTATTAGCGATTATCAATTTGTATTACTTCATAAAATTTTAGAAGATAAAAATTATGCAGAGCTGGTTTGTGCCTTTGCAGGTTGTGGAGAATTTACATATCTTGATAATAGTTGTTTTGAATTAGGAGAATCATTAGATAATGATATTCTTTATGATTGGTATGAAAGATTAGAACCAAACTATGTTGTCTTACCAGATGTTCTCGGAGATAAAAAAAGAACATTGGAAAGGTCTCTTGAATTTGCTAATGATTATCCCATTACTTCTACTCATGCTATGCCGGTCATTCAAGGTTCTACGCCGGATGAAATGATTGAATGTTATAATGCATTTATTGAATATGGTGAAGAAAAAGCTGGAGGTGGTCAGCTCTGGCCAATAATCGGTATTCCTTTTGTTTATTCTTGGCAGGATAAAGATCCAACCCTTCAAGCAAATGAAAGAATTAAATTACTTGAAAAAATGGATAGAGAATGTATCAGGAAAGAATATAGACATCATTTATTGGGAACCTGGCAAGCAAGAGAGTTTGCACATTATAGAGATTATGATTGGATTCATAGTATAGATACTTCTAATCCGGTGATGTCAGCATTAGATGGTACTATTTATGCAGGTATTCATGGATTAACACAAAAACCGAAATCAACATTTGATACCGTTTATGATATGAAAGAAGAAGATATTAATTTAGATCTTTTATATTATAATGTTGATACCTTCAGACAAATTGTTACAGGTAAATTTCCCGAGAGAAAATATCCAAAGGATTTGGATTATTACAAATATTTTACATATTCAGGAACACATGGCTAATAAAATAAACCCCGAACATTATCAAAGTGATACTAACTTAGAAGCAATTGATGTTATAGAAGCGTTTGATTTAAATTTTCATCGTGGTAATATTGTTAAATATGTATTACGAGCTGGTAAGAAAACGGAAAAGGGTTATGAAAATAAACAAAAGCAGCTTGAAGATTTAAATAAAGCTAAATGGTATCTATCACGATTGATAGAAGTTGTTGAGAAAAGTTAATGACTGATTTAGAAGAAACAAGAAAAAAACTTCCATATCATTTTGATAATGTTGCAGTAATTTTATCTGGTGGTATGGATAGTTCTATTGTTACAATGATGCTTGTTAATCAATATGGTCCAGAAAAAGTATTTGCATTAACTTTTAATTATGGACAAAAACAAGCTGAAGAATGTAATAAAGCTAAAGAATTATGTCGTGAATTAGGAATCGCTCATAAACAATTGGAAATTGGTTATTTCGGAACGTTAGTTCAACCTATTAGTGCAAATATATCAGGGTCTGATGTTGAAATGCCTACTATTAAAGATGTATTAGGAGATCCTCAACCACCAACATATGTTCCATTTAGAAATATGATGTTACTTAGTAATGCATGTGCTTTTGCAGAAGTGGTAAAAGCAGAATTTATTTTTTGTGGATTACAAGTTCATGATGAGTATGGTTATTGGGATACTAGTCAAGCTTTTGTAGATGCTCTTAATAATGTGGCAGCTTTAAATAGAACATTTAAAACCAAAATTGTGGCTCCTTTTTCTCAATTAAGTAAAACAGAAGAACTTAAGATTTGTAAAGAATTAGGGAATTTTGATTTATTAAAACATACCTTAACTTGTTATGATCCGGATGTAGAAGGAAAAAGTTGTGGTACATGTCCTTCATGTAGTGAACGAATTAAAGCATTTATGAACATAGGAGAACCGGATCCTATACAATATCAAAAGGAGATAAACTGGAATGTGTAGTATTTCTGCAAGTAAAGATAAAAAGATTTTACTTAAATTAGTTGATCTAAATAGATATCGAGGAGAAGAATCTCATTCGGTTTCTCAATTTTTATATACCGAATCAAAAGCTTTTGATGGCTTATATCTTAAATCTCAAACAAAATCTTATGGACCTTTAGATTTAGATTTATTAGATGGTAATTGGGATTATTGTGTAGTGCATCAACAAGCTCCTACATCAAAAGATGTTAATAATACTGATTTAGCAATAGGTAAATTTATTCATCCAGCTAAAAAAGATAAATCATATTTATGGCATAATGGTATTATTAAAGAAGGAAAATTTGAAGGAGACTGGGACACAGCATGGTTATTTGATCAAGTATTAAATGAAGATCTAAATAAAGTAGATGGATCCTTTGCTTGCATGTCATATCATGAAAATCAAATATATGTTTTTCGTAATGAAATTAGTCCTTTATTTAACAATGGTTCCACTTTTTCATCAACTTTGTTTCCGGGAGGATCTACTGTAATGCCCAATGTTTATTGGAAATTAGATTATAGTTCAGATATTCTCGAACAACAATGGAAATTTAAAACAAAAGAAAACCCCTATTACTTCGAAGAATAATGTTTATACATCCTGTAAATGCCTCTACCGAGGTAACTAATATTGATAAAAAAATGATTCAACCTAATACTATTGATTTACGAATCGATAAGGTTTATCGAATTGGTGCCGGGCCAATGCATATGGATGAAGATAAAAAAGAACCTAGAAAATCAATAGAACAAAAGGTTGATGAAGAAGGTAATTATGTTTTAGATCATGGTGCTTGTTATGAAATTCGGTCTAATCAACATGTAGATATAGCAGAAGGTGAAATTGCAATTCTTCTCGGTAGGAGTACTTTTAATAGGAACGGAGTTTTAATTATTAGTTCAATATATGATTCAGGATTTAAAGATTATGCAGGTGCGACTTTGTATAATATTGGTGGTGAAACTACAGTAAAACCGAATACTCGGTTTGCTCATTTAGTTATAGCCAAGGCAGAAACACTTCATAAATATAATGGGGATTATGGCGAAAAAGATTGATATTGATAAGAAAAATTTGATTAAGATGTTATCACCTGAAAAATTTAATATAGAAGTCAAAAATCTAGCAGATAAAATGCCTATAATGGATGCTATATTACATTATTGTGAACAAAATAAATTAGAGTATGAAACAGCTGCTTCTTTAATTTCAACAGATCTTAAAAGATTGCTGAGAAGGGAAGCAGAAGATTTAAATTTTATTCAAACAACTTCTAAATTACCAATATGAGAGACAACAAATGTTCCAAAGAATTAGAAAAAGTTGGGAAAATATCTGGTTACCGAAATTACAAAATGGTAAAACTAAAGTCGATATAGAAAGAGATAAGGAATATGAAATAAAATGGGTATGGTATCATACAGTTCTTGCGGTTGAATTAGCTATAACTAATATACTCTTACTTTATATTGCAATTATGTTATGAATGAATTTGAATGTTATAGTACTTACACGGCTTTAAAATTACATTTTACATCAGATTATGATTATTTCAAATACAATGGAAAGTGTAATGTAACTTTATCATCTTTTAATAAACGAAGAGAGAAATTTTTCTTTAAAAAATTATCTCGAGAATACAATAATAAAGAATTAGTGGATTTTTTAGTATCTAATTTTTCAAGCAATATAAATATGTGGATAGGAGATGCATTTGGTGAAAGGTGTGTATCGACTTATCGAGAATGGAAAAAACGTATTGAGAGTTTACAATACATTTTTCGTTCTGATTGTACAAGTATCATGGATAACAGTTCAGAAAATTTCGACAGTTTGTTTGAAATAGTTGATGGACAACATCCACCAATATTTCGCTATGTTTTAGCGAAAAAAATAAATATTGAAACATTTATTATATTGGATGATATCTTGAATTTCGTACCAAGATTTAATGAAGAGTTGCAGGATACAATAGTGTGGCCGGACTAC